AGTAGAAGTAAAAGCACCGCCAGAAGTACCAGTTATTGTTGGTGTTGGGTCTGTTCCATTAGCACAATAAGTATTTGTAGAATAACTAAAAGCAGCACTATCTTGAGCATTTACAGTAATTGTAGTTCCACCAGAACTTGTACAACCATTAGAATCTGTACCTGTTGCATTATACGTAGTTGTTGTAGTTGGTGAAACTGTTCTTGGATTATCTGTATTACCATCATTCCATACATAAGTAGAAGCACCACTTGCAGTTAATGTTGTGCTTTCACCATTACAAATAGTACCAGCAGAAGTACTTACAAGGTAAAGCATTAATAGTTAGGTTAAATGTAGCAGTAGCAGAATCTGTATCTGTATATGTAATTAAATAACTTCCTACAGTAGAAGCATCAATATCAACTTCACCAGTTGTTGTGCTAATAAATACTAAACCAGTAGTAGAGCTAAATGTTCCAACACCAGCATTATTTTGTATAGTTGGTGTAGGGTCGCTTGCATCAGCACAAAAAGCACTTGCAGAATAAGTTATTGATACTACTGGTTGCCCTCCAGCAATATTAGTATCACCACTTGGTGAACTATCATAAACAGCACCAAAGTTATTGGTAGAATTAGCTTTTGCTTTACCCCAATCGTTAGTGTTGTTTACTGCACCTTGTCCCCATTCTATTGTGTTATCTGGCATAATATATTTTTAAAGTACCCAACCTCCAAAATCTGCAACATCATCTGGATACATATCTTCTTGAGAATTACTATAATACTCAGGTATTAACCCAGCTGCGTTGTTTTGCATAAAATCTATAAATCTATTTGTGTAAAACTGTGCTGTAGTTCTACTTCTTTCTATTAAGCTATCTACTTGTTCTTTACTTAGTGCTGTGCTATTTTCAGGATTCTTTGTATATATACCACCATTAGAAATATTAACACCAGCGTAAGGTAAGTATTCAACTAAACTCCAATGTAGGAGCATACTTTTTATATAATCGTTTAATAAAGCTAAGTAAGGATTTGCTAAAGTACCAGCAACTATTTCATTTTGTATTTTAACATATAACTCAGTACCTAAGTAATTCTGTATGTGAATATCTTGTGCTTGGTTTATAAATGGTAATAATTTATCATTATCTATATTACCATTAGCAGCAGTAAATACTGATATATCGTGTCGTGTTACAAATAGTGCTTTACTCATTTTCCTTTATAATTTGGACTTAATTTCTTTTAAATATGATATAACATCTTTATTTTTTGATTTATATTCATTAGGTATGCTTACACCTAATTCTTTTGCAATTTTTTTATATTTATTATAAGCATCAATTACATTTTTAAACTCTCCTTGTGCGGCAGAATATGTTTTTCTAACCTCTTTTAATTCTTTCTCTGCTTGTTGCATAAATTTAAAACCAGCAGCAAATGCAGAATCAAAATCACTAACTACAGATAACTCTATCTTCTCACTTGCTAATTCTACTTTTGTAGATTCACTTAGTTTTTCAAATACTCTTCTTTGTGTTCTCATTTTTTTATTTTATTACTTTTTTATTATTGAAATGTTGATGGGTCTTTAAATGATGCAATAGTTTTTATAACCTCATTTGCAGTTTTTGTGTTTGCTAATATGTTTTGATAGTCTTTATTAGACTTAACATCTACTCCAAGTTCTTTTGCAGCTTTTAAAAATCTTTTTGCAACACCATCAGCAAATTGAATAGAAGCACCTAAGTCATCATAAGAATTAATCATTTTTTTAAATGGTTTGTCTGCATTTGTTAAATAATCTTGATAATCTCTCCAAAGACCATCTGATGTTTTTAAATTTTTTAATAACTCTTGATTTCTTTTTTTTAAATCATCTACTAAAGCCAACTCTATCTTTTCAGCTTTTAGCTCTACCTTTTCTTTACTTAATGTTTCAAATATTCTTTCTATTGTTGTTTTCATTTTTTACTTTTTATAATTTGGATGATGTCCTTTATTCGGCATATTTACAGGAGCTTTCTTTGCTTGTTTGTGTCCTCTTGGTTTTGCCTCATAACTCTTTGGTATTTCTTTTACCACATCATAATCTTTTAAATCTTTACTACCTTTTTTACCATCTAAAGCAGCATCTATTTTCATTCTATACAATACTTGCTGAAATTTATGCCTGCAATATACGCCACCTTTAAACTTAAATAAATCATACTTTTGGCCTTTGTGCATTGGTAACTCAGCAGCTTTAAAATTCATTTGCCTACTTGCTTTATCAATATCTTCTAATCTATATACAACACCTCTTTTGCTTCTTGCCATCATTTCTTTGCAAAACTTTCTACTCTTACCACCTTTGCCTTTTGCACTTGCTGTATTGTATTTGTATCTAACTTTATAATAACTTTTATCTAATGTAGAAAAACCATTTGGGTCGTTCTTAATTGGTGTATCACTTTTAACTGCTGATGCTAATTCTATCATATTATCAGCCCAATCTTCAACACTAATATTATCTTCGCTTACATCTCTAATATCAACTATTTCAAATTCTTCACTATTCATTATTTCGCCACCTAAGGTATCTAATGCTTCATTTAGTAGTAAATCACTATCTTCATCTGAAATGCTCTTAGAAGCCATTATTTCAAGCTCTGTGCTAAAATCATCATCTTCTTTAATACCTGTTTGTTCTTCTTTTTCTTCATTATCAAGTTCATCTAAATCCATAAACTCTAATGGTTCAATAGTTTTAAAGTAAAGATTTAAACTAATATCATTAACTGCTAAAATTGTATTTAAGCTATCAATTAAAAGGTTTTGGTATGGTTGTATAACTACGTTGTTAAAAAGCCTTGAGGCGTTCTCTATTTCATCAGCATTAGAAGAAAAGCCATTAGCAGAAGATAAACCTAATAACAATGGTGAAGTAACTCTGTGAGTAAGCATAATCTTTCTACTACATTCTTCACTTAAATATGAATAGTGCTGTGGTGCATCTACTAATGGTATATCTTCAACAGTTGTTTTGCTTTCTGCATTATTGTTAAAAGCAACAATTACCTTTTCTCCATAGCTACCAGTTAGCTTATTCATTACATCATTCTTAATAGCAAGTTGTTTTTCTCTGTCAGGCACACCGTTGTTAAAGTTCACAACCTTAGTACCACTAAAACCATTTTGAGTATCGTTAATTAAGTAACAAGCAATTTCATCTTCAAGTGTAGCATAAGCAGTATTATAATCTGCTGGACTATAATAGTAAAAACCAGTTACATATCTTTTAATAATAAATATCTCATTTTGTGCGCCACTACCAAATACAGGAAACTTTTTAAGTTTAGTATTGTGTTTAACTTTACTCCAATCAGCAGAATAAAAATAGTTTTTTATTTCGCCTTTATCATTCATTTTTTCAGCTCTTAACGTTTCTCTTGGAAAGTGTGTTATTGCTGATATTTTATTACCATTATAAGTTATTTGAAAAGCAGCTTCTCCTAATAGTTTTAAATCTTGGCAAACGTTTCTTAAATCGTGAGGTTTTACTAAACTCCTCATCTGTGCATACTGGTCTGGCTTTTGTGCAGAATCAGTTGCATCTAATCCTTTACCGTAAATTTGATTAACAACACCATTTATAACAGCATTGTTTGTTGTGCTATCCATATAAGCATCAATCAAACTTTGGTAATAATCATTGTTATCGCCTATTGAAACCCAATCTTTATTACGTTCTTCTGTGATTGTTGGCCTTTCGTATTGGCCTAATTGTATTAAATGTAAATTATCCATAATATATAAATTGATTGTCTCCTGTGCTTTGTTCTATATAAACACCGTTTGAAATTTCATAGTCTGAAAGTGTTTGGTCTGAACAATACATTTTATCTTTAAAAATTATTGCGTTATCTGTTGTATTGGTGATTGTAATAGTATAGTATTGATTTTCAACTAATGCTTGAGTAGTTGAATATTGGTAATAGTAATCTAATTCAGAAAATGTTGCATCATTATCTGTTGCTATAACTTTATTTTGAGCTTCTGACTTTATCACTAATTTATAAGTTTTAGTACCAGTTATTGTTTCTCTTGGTATAAAGTTAATAATTCGTGTGCCACTTGTAGTTAATATTTGCATATTTTTTTAATAAAAAAGGGGTGGCTAATCACTTCCACCCCTCAATCAAACTATATATTATGAATCACACAATTATATTAATCGCGTCTTTTTTAACTATTTGTACCTACAGTAACTGTTACAGTTGCAGAAGTCATTCCCGCAAACGGGTCAGCAGCAGTACCACCAGCAATAAAATTAGCTGGCTCAAGCTCTTGACCAGTTAAAGTTAATGAGTAACCGCTTAAGTCTCCAAAAGCTGTACCCGTAGCTATACTTCCACCAGTTACTTCCATTCCGTGCTCTAAGCCACATAAAAAGAAGTTTCCGTTTCTGTCCTCAACAGCAATGTGAGGTCTTCCGTAAGCCATTAGCTTAAGTTCCTTATTATCTTCTTTAGATAGTTTAGGTAGTGTTAAAGTTAATGTTTCTTCAAAAAAGGTTGTTCCGTTTTCTCTCGAAGATGTAATTCCAGTTTCAAGAGAGTTGGTTCCTTTTAAATCATATTGGTAGCAAGTAAATGTACCAGATAAATCAGTAATTTCATCAGCAGTTTTGGTTACAGTTCCTAAGTCTCCAAAGTCTACAAACCAAGCTCTAACAATACCACCAATTACATCTTTACAAGGTACTTTTCTACCAGCTGTTAAATCGCAAGCCATATTATTAAAATTTAAAT